CTTAACTCTTTTACAAGTTCTTCATCTTCATAAGATGATAATGTTTTTTCAATATCTTTAATATTTTCGGGGATTTGGTTATCCTTAAATCGATGATTTAAGTTTCCATTTAAAGATAGTTTATATTTAGCCAATGATTCAACAAGATATTTAACATCTATATGTTTTATTAATTTATTATTTTCGTCAATGTAACCATTGCGAAATAAAAATGATTTTAAGTGTCTTGAATATTTTACTCCCATTTTGTTTAAATCACAACCCGTATATCTTAAATACCCACAATCATTAATACCTTGCAATATCAATTCAAGCATACCGTTAATTGATTGGTTTTTTCTAATACGTGGCTTCAGATAATTTTCAGGATATTTTTTTTTATAATATTCTCTTACATCTTCTAATATATTAATAGATTCGATGTGTTTTATTTTTTTACCCATTTTATCAATATATCCATTGTCGAATAAATAAGAAAATATTGATTGTGCATATTTTACTCCCATTTCCCTCATCTCTTTTACTGAATATTTTAAATATCCAATTTCATTGATTTCATCTATAACGGACTCTAACATTCCATTAATTGATTGTTTTCTTGTTGTTTTCATTTTCTTAATTGTTTTATTATTTTCGAAAGTTAAATTTTATATCTCATTTTTGCAATATGTTTGAAAACATATCATTTTTAGACGTTTTAAGACATTAATTAACATAGACTACTCTTTGATNNATAGTCGCTGTAATCGTCTGTTTTACTATCGTACGCCCGATTATATCAACTCCGACATTATAGCGGTGAAATTGGTTGAATAACGCCATGTCTATTTCTTCGGATTTGGTTAGCTTGATTGGTTTCATAATTTCTTTTTTAAAAGGGGTGCTATTCTGGTTAAATAGGTTCACCCCTTTGGTTTTTAACGTATTTCTTTAATATCAGAAAGGTAAATCATCGCTTTCAGGTTCTGGGGTATATTCATTGTCATTACTCTTTTCTTGACTTTCTTTTTTTACAGTAGAAAATAATTCCAAATGTTCAACATTGACCGACCAATATTTTTTCCCTTCATGCTCCCTTTCAAGTATTTTACCCTCAACAAGAACTTTTGCACCTTTCTTCAGGTAGTCGGCTAATTTCCCTGCGTTCCATTTGTCACACCTTACCCAGATAGTAGTTTCTTTGTCTTTGTACTTTTCAGTAACAGCAACGTTAAATGATGTTACGCTGTCTTTGTCGTTAATTTGTCTGGTTTCGGCATCTTTGCCGATATTGCCAGAAAAGATAAATTTATTCATTCTTTTATTTTAAATATTGTTCTAATTTGCGAAAATGCACCCATTCAACAAACTCGTTTAAAAGTGTATTAATGTCAGTTTCCATATTTTCATAGCGCACACACTCATAAGGATCATGTTTGATAAGTCCGCAATTTGAAACATTTAAAAGCATTTCATCTTTATATTCTGTAAACTCAAAAATATCATAATAAAATCGGTCTAATCCAAAAATAGATAAATAGATTCTCCATTGAAAACTATCGTAATAATCCAAATAAGTAGGAGTACTGAATTTGGTTTTCGTATCTCTGATTTGATTGCCTTGTAAAACATCTATTGCACCCGATATTTTGACAGTTCCAAAGTGTGTATCAAATTCTTTGCTTTGTCTTATCTCTGCAATAAAGGGACGTAATGAAAGCGAATGTGAAATAGCCTGTTCAATTTGCTTTTCATTAAATTTAACATTTGCACTTATGTCCGCATGATACATATTTAAATCTTTGCCATTCTCAATAATTGAATGAAAGGCCGTACCTATCCATGTTTTACAGTTTCCTGTAAAAGTCCCTGTTATTGTATCAATAACACTTTGCTCTGAATCATAGGAAGTAACGCCGTCACGAAAACGGCGAAACTTTTCTATATTTGTTACCCTTGCAATCATTTTGCAGATATAAAGCTGTTTGATTCTTTATCATACTTCAATCCCAATTCTGCAACCTTAGCAGTAATTAGTTTTCGCATCCCGGCTTGTAAGTGTTTTTCAAGGTCTGAACATTCCTTACTGATTGACATCAGATCAACATTATCTTTACAAAGTGCAATCTTTTCTGTAAACTCTTCAATGACTTTTTGAGCCTGTAATTGTTCTTCGCTTTGTTTACGTATTGATTCTTTTACTTTTGTGATAATGTCGGCCATGAATGTTTTAAATTTCGGGTCTGATTCGTCTGGTATTTCAAGTGTTGGAATCTTAGCAACATTCTTACCGATTGTCTTATCCGTAGGTTCAAATGTAATTGTACGCTTGTTGTTTACCATTGTCATAAATCCAACCTGATCCGCAATTCTTAAAATAAGGTCTTTCGATTGCCCTGTAACATCAGGAGAAAGCCTAAATATATCTCCGTCTTGCTCCTGTTTTGCGTGTGCTATGATTACAATGTCTAAACTTTCATTTCTACGTTGATTGATGAAAAGTTTAAAGTCATCCCCAATAGCTCCATAAGCTTTTAGCTTATTAGTTTTCAGCTTGTAATCTTTTTCAATTACATAACTCATAAGATAGTCATCCAAAACAGCCTTAGCGGTGTCAATACCGACTGTTTTATAACTCTTAAATTCTTGCTCTTCTTTAAGAACATCATCCCATTTTGAAGCTATGATAGTATCTTGGCGGTTGATTGCTCTATCTGCACCCCTATCACAGTCTATTAAAATAGGGTTTTCACTTGTGTTAAACAAAGATGTTTTTCCGCATCCCGGAGTTCCGTAAATTACTATAATTACAGGTCTTTCCGGGAATGATTGATTTTTTCTAATAATTGTCATTTCTCAATGTTTTTAATTTTTATTTATCTAATTTATGATATTCTCTATATGAAGGGCAGATCCTATCAAAAAACTTGTCTATTTTGCCCTTGCTGTCAAACTTTCGGGCTGCGAAATACAACCCGAAAAGTATAGCTATTGTGATAATTACCATTCCCATTCTATTTGATATTTAATGATTCTTTCAAGTGTTTCGTAGTCGTAAGTGTTAAACTCTTCGCCCTTATCATCAGTAAATGATGTAATATCAATATTTATCTTTGAGTCGTCTGTAAAAGGCATTTTATGACCATGACAATCATCATATTCATAACCGAAATATATTTCTCCTGTTACGTCAAATATGATTTTGCAGTTATCAACTATTACCTCAAGGTCTTTAACATCCCTATAACAAAAATCAACTGCATCTAAATAAATTGTTCCGATTTGTTCTTCTATTGTTTTCATTGTCTTTGTTTTTGATTACTCCGTAAAGATATACATATTTGTATTGACTGCAAATATTATTTGTATGCTTTAAAACATATATCCAACTTTATTGAATCGCAAATCTTTTCTAATACCGTTATCCCTGTATCATGTTTGTTTGATAGAAATCTGCTTATCTGTTGGGGTGTATACCCTGTTCGCCTGCCAATTTCGGCAAAGGAAATATTATTATCGGAGCAATAGTTCTTAATTGCTTCGATAGTGTAACTTGTTTCTTTATTCATTTTCGTATTCTTTTGTAATCCAGTTACCTCTGTTAAGGTGTGCGCATTTCCTTTCAAGACAACTACATTTAGTACCTACATCGCTTATAATGTTGAAACAATGACCGTATTTATCTACATATTCATTCCAAAATCCTATCACTTCATACTCTTTACCCTCTGTAAAATTAAGACTGCATCCTTTCGGGGCAATTACTGTTTTTGGTTTTCTTGCTTTCATTTGTTTTGTTTTTAATTGTTTAACCTGACCCCTTTCAGGGTTTCGTCGCAATTTTCAGCGACTCATCAGATGTTTATAGCCACCATTTTCTATAAGGAATCCCTTTAATGATTCCAACCTTATAAAGTGGCAAATTATTATCCACTGCAAATTTCTTTCTTATTTCTAAAGTTGATAAAGTTTTCATATCTGTTTTGTTTTGATTACAGTGTAAAGATAGTAATTATTTCAATACATTATACATATTTGTATATTTATTTTATATGTTTTAGAGCATATTCGAGTGATTGCATAAAACTTTCTTTCCAGCATATTTATTATTCTTGATTAGAAAAATAAAGATGTTAGTTAATAAAAGTTACAAAGTCCATTTCTTTTATTCTACCCTACATTTAAGAACTGCATCCAGCAACAGCTTATTTCGCTAATAATGACAAATAAATCATGCTGTCGGAGGTCGCAAGTTTCAACGTTGCCCCCACTGTGCCACTATTAGTATATCTTAAGAGAGTTCCCGTTTTTTCACTTGAATCGGATGTCAAGCATGGAATAAACATCGAGCATAACCAGACAATAAAAAAGGGG